GTTTAATGATATTATTTATAAGGAAAATATGGCATATTATCAAGGGAAGTACAAAGTTAGTAATCCTAAGAAATATAAGGGTGATTCTTCAGATGTTACATACCGCTCTGGATGGGAAAAGAGTTGTTTCCAATGGTGTGACGGAAATACTGATATTATAGAGTGGTCTTCTGAAACTATTATTATACCCTATTTTTATGATGTTGATAAGAAATATCACCGTTATTTTATGGATCTTTATATTAAGTTTAAAGATCGTACCGTACTAGTTGAAGTTAAGCCTAAAAAAGAAACTAAGGCTCCAGCTAAACAAGGTAAGACTAAACAACGTTATTTAACCGAAGCAATGACATTTGTTAAGAATCAAAACAAGTGGCAGGCTGCTGCTAACTACGCGGCTGATAGAGGATGGGACTTTGAGGTATGGACCGAAGATGAATTAAAAGCCTTAGGTATATTAAAAACTATTAAGTCTAAAAAGAAAATAGCTCCTCTTAAAAAGTTAGCACCGTATAAAAGAAAAAAGAAAACTACAAAATAGGTTATAAATAATACCATGGCAAAGCAATCGAATTTATTTCAAAGGGTACAGATCGAGGCATTCCGTAGTGGAATAACACCTCGAACTAAAGAATCAAGAGCATGGTTCCGTAAACGTGTGGTCAATCTTAGGTCAGCTTATATGAATCGTGCTGCCTTAATGAAAAACGAAGAGATTATTATAGAATCACAACCTAAAGTCGGATCGATGTATATGTATTATTATGATCCTAAGACTAAAAAGAGTTTACCTTTCTATGATACATTCCCGTTGACAATAGTTATAGGACCAGCTGAAGATGGATTTTATGGATTAAATCTCCATTATCTACCACCTATATTAAGAGCTAAGTTACTAGATAAACTTATGGATAATTTAAGTAATGATAAGTTTAATGAGACTACAAGATTTAAAGTAAACTACCAGCTACTACAACGTATTAGCGGAGCTCCTTATTATAAAGCATGTTTAAAGAGATATTTGTTTAGTCATGTAGGATCAAAGTTTGCTATGGTTCAGCCTCCGGAATGGGAGATTGCTACATTTTTACCAACAGCTTCGTGGCAGAAATCAAGTGCATCCGAAGTATACAGAGACTCAAGAAGAAGGCTGAAACGATAATGGCATTTAGTATCGAACATTTAAAAGGTGTTATTGGTAGTCACGGAGGGTTAGCTAAGAATAATCTATTCTCCATTATCCTTCCTCGAATAGAAGGTACATTAGCCCAAGCTAGTGAACTTAATTTACTTTGTAAGAATGTCACGCTACCAAGCCGACAATTAAACACATTAGAGCGTAATATCAATGGTCGTCGTTCCAAGGTCACGAACGGTGGATTGACTGATGATATCTCAATGACTTTCTATGTGACAAATAGTATGGCGGTAAAGGAATACTTTGAAGCCTGGATGAAGTTGGCTTATAATCACGAGACACGTCGTGCTGGCTACTTTGCGGATTATGCTAAAAAGATCCAGATCAAAGTATTGACCTTACCCGAGGTTAATACTACTATTGATACGGGCGTAAGAATTCCTGATTCTATTAGGCAACTATCTGGTATTAGTGATTTTAGCTTAGGACCTATTAATGCTGATTTATCATCGGGTTCATTATCACTAGATTTTAATCAAAACACGGCCCAAATAATTACACTAGATAAAGCATATCCTTTTACAATGAATCCTATCGAGTTGGGTAATGAGACTGAAGGATTCATGGAATTAACAATATCATTTACATATAGTGAATGGAATAGTGAGCCTGGCTTAGCTAACTTGCTAGCTGGGGTTAACCCTTTTTAAAATATATCATCGGAGTATAGAATGGCTTTACCATTAGTTAATGTGACACCCAAATATGAATTGAATATACCATCAACAGGTCAACTAATTAGATTTAGACCTTACTTGGTTAAAGAAGAAAAAGTGCTTCTAATGGCATTCGAATCAAAAGATTCAAGAACAATCCTAAGAGCAATGTTAGATATCATTGGTGCTTGTATCGAAGAAGATATCGATCTAAATTCTCTAGCTACATTTGATGTAGAATTCATGTTCTTAAAGATTCGAGGTAAGTCTGTAGGTGAAACATCTAACGTAGTTGTTAAATGTAAACACTGCGAAGCAGATAATGAAGTATCAATTAACCTCGATGAAGTTGAATTAACAGCATCTGAAAAGAGTAATGTTATTGAGCTCACCCAGGATATTAGCATTGAAATGAAGTATCCTTCTTATAGCAATATGCTTGATAGTAATATCATGACAGAAGACCACACACCAAATGCTAGTGATTTAATTAATGTAATCACTCAAGGTATTAGTGCAGTATTAACTGAAGAAGAACGATTTGATGCCAAAGATTATGGCAAAGAAGAATTAGAAGCATTTGTTGACTCTTTAACAAGCGAACAATTCACTAAGCTAGCATCTTTCTTTGATGATATGCCACAACTACAACATGATATTAATTTTGCGTGTAGTAGTTGTGGAGAACAAAACAGTTTCGAGTTATCGGGAATGGCTGATTTTTTCTAGTAAGCCTTTCTCATGATTCGTTGGTAAACCACTTTAAAACAAACTTCGCACTAATGCAACATCATGGTTACAATCTTGCGGAGTTAGAAAATATGATCCCCTGGGAGCGAGAAGTATATGTCTCGATGTTGGTGGAACATATTAAAGAAGAAAACGAAAAAAATAAACAGCATTAGGGAAAGGCATTATGGCTGAAGTACTAACATTAAATGATGTAATCGACAGAATGAAAAGAGAGGGTGACCTCAATCGTAATTCTGGTACAAATTCAATAAAGTCGCTTAAAGAAGAACTGCAGACTCAGACTCAACTCCAGATTAATATGATGGAGAAGTTTGATCTATTCTTTGATAAAATGATTGCAGATAGTCTTCAAGCTAAGATGAGTGGGTTAAAACCCGTAAAACCAGATGATGGTCTTGATGATATTGAAGAACGTACTGGAGTTAATAAGGCCAAAGACAAGGATAATAAATCTAATATTATAATTCTTGGGTCAATTAGTAAGCTAATAGCTTCATTAGCTGCGGTTGCCGCGGCTCTACAAGGTGCTACTACACTCAAGTCTATTAAGACCATGGGTATAGCTCTGGCTAAAAGCGTAAATAAAGTATTATTAGGTATTCCAACAAAACTATTAAACGGTCTTAAAAACCTAAAGATTAAGTTTACTGGCTTTATGGGTAAAATTGGTGATACCAGGTTTGTGAAGGTACTATCATCGGCTTGGGAATCATTTAAAGTTGCTTTAGGTAAGTTTGGTGATAAGATCGCTAAGTTCTTTGCGCCAATGACTAAATTCTTATCAGGTGGTATTAAGATTCCAGGCGGTGGTATTATAGAAACCGTTAGCAAGAGCCTTGGAAAGGTTGGTGGCTGGATCAAAGGAATCTTTAAATTCTTTGGCAAAGTACTATATCCATTAGCAGTATTATTCTCGGCTATCGACGGTACTCGAGAAGCAATGAAACAATACGACGCATCAAAAGATGAAGGATTAGTTCAGAATATTACTAAGACACTAGGTGGATTCACGGCTGGGTTTATTGGATCATTCTTTGGTGGGTTCTTTGACTTAATTAAGAATGGTGTTAACTGGGTACTTAAAAAGGTATTTCCTGGATTTGTGGATGATAATGGAAAATGGAAAACCGATACTAAGTTTGGCACCATTATGGGTAATATCGAAGAGTTTAGTTTTGCTAAGTTTATAACAGATTCTATCAATAGCGTATTTGGTTTTGTATCAGATGTATTTACTTGGATAGAAGATAAGTTTGGTAAGATAGCAGAATGGTTAGGGTTTGACATTAAGGATATGGATCCAACTACAGCTAATTATAAAATGACTGATGATGAAAGAAAGGGTGCTATTCAAGCTAGAAACGAATCAGGAATGAATGCTCCACAATATAACAAGTGGTTAAAGAATGCTACTGATGCTGAAATTAGAAGTGTGGCTGAATCATCTGAAGGTATTTTAGGACCTAGTGATAATGAAATTATGCGAGGAATGATTGCTGAACGTGCTAAGTTGAATGGATATAAACCTATTAAAAAGGTTAATAAACCCGCACTAACTAAAAACGAAGTAACTACACAACTACTTGATGAACAGACAAAACAACGTTCTGATAGTAAGGTTGTACAGCCAATAGTTTCTACTGTAGATGCTAAGCAAACTGATAATAGTACTACTAATAATACTACATTTGGTGGTGGAGACACTGGATTATCAGCAGGTCAACAAGCCGGTAAAGCAATGTCGACTGGTGTATTAGATAACTTCTAAAGCAAAAAAAGGGACAATTAAGTCCCTTTCTTTTTACCTTAAATCAACAATTAATCTTCTTGAGCTAACTTAGCAAAATAGGACATTGTATCATCTTCATCTACAGCAGCT